ATGAAGGCGCTCACCTGGCACGGCAAGGGCGATATCCGCTGCGAAACCGTTCCCGATCCCGCCATCGAACACGGCCGGGACGCGATCATCCGCGTCAGCTCCTGCGCGATCTGCGGATCGGATCTGCACCTCTTTGACGGGGTGATGCCGTCGATGCATCATGGCGACGTGCTGGGGCATGAAGCGATGGGCGAGGTGGTAGAGGTCGGGCGCGACAATCAGGCGCTGTCGGTCGGCGATCGGGTGGTGGTGCCCTTCACCATCTCCTGCGGCGAATGCTTCTTCTGCCGGCGCGGTTTCTTCTCGGGCTGCGAGCGCTCCAACCCCAATGCGGCCGATGCGAAGAAGCTCTGGGGGCAGTCCCCGGCGGGGCTGTTCGGCTATTCCCACCTGCTGGGCGGCTATGCCGGGGGGCAGGCGGAATATCTGCGCGTGCCCTATGCCGATGTCGGGCCGATCCGGGTGCCGGATGGCATGCCCGATGAACAGGCGCTGTTCCTGTCGGATATCTTCCCCACCGGCTATATGGCGGCCGGGTTCTGCGACATCCAGCCCGACGACACCATTGCGGTCTGGGGCTGCGGGCCGGTCGGGCAGATGGCGATCCGCAGCGCCTTTCTGCTGGGGGCCGGCCGGGTGATCGCCATCGACACCGTGCCCGAGCGTCTGGCCATGGCACAGGCCGCCGGGGCGCTGACGCTCGACTTCATGGCCGAGGACATCTACGACCGGATCCAGGAACTGACCCGCGGCCGCGGCGCCGATGCCTGCATCGACGCTGTCGGCACCGAGCCCGAGACCAGAAGCGGCCTCGATGCCGTGATCGACCGGGTGAAGGTTGCAGCCTTCATGGGCACCGACCGGCCGCATGTGCTGCGTCAGGCGATCCAATGCTGCCGCAATTTCGGCACGGTCTCGATCGTGGGCGTCTATGGCGGGCTGCTCGACAAGATCCCGATGGGTTCGGCGATCAATCGCGGCCTGACCTTCCGCATGGCCCAGACGCCGGTGCAGCGCTATCTGCCGCGGCTGGTGGAACTGATCACCTCGGGCCGCTTCGATCCCTCTTTCGTGGTCACCCATCAGGCCGGGCTGGATGCCGGGCCCGATCTCTATGCCACCTTCCGCGACAAGGCCGATGGCTGCGTGAAGGTGATGCTGCGGCCCTGAGCCCGCCCCGGTTCTGACCGACACGCTTCCCCTCTACCCGGCCCCGTTCTCTTCCTCTGCCGTCGGCGGTTCGCACTCCAGCACCACCCGATATCCCTGGTTGTCCAGCGTATGGGTGGCGGTGACCACCGACCAGCGGCCATCCACCGGCGTGCGGATGCCTGAGACCTCGACCGGTGTTTCGGCCCGCAGCGCCGCATCGCCGGGAAGGGTGAGGCGCAGCCGACGACGGGCGCGTTCTGCGGCTTCGCCGGCGGCCTGGGCGGCGGCCCGGGCGTCCTCTGCCGAGGCGAAGCTGCGCCGGAGCGTGCGTGCCGGGGCCGATGGATCGGCACCGGGCACCTCCACCCGTTCCGATCGCCGTTCCCCGGTTGCGGTATCGGTATAGGCGGCGATCACCGCGCCATGGGCCGGGCGTTCGGTCTGGGACAGCGCCCAGTCGGTCAGCCTTTCGGCCGGCAGGGCGATCGGGTCGAGCAGCTCGCCGCCGGCGCTGCGGCCGCGCGCGGCAGAGACAAACAGCAGCCGGCCGGCCACCGGCTTCGCCACCGCGTCATGATCCTTCGCCAGCCGGGTCAGCAGGTTCAGGTCGCTCTCACCCGTCTGGTCTACCCGGGTCAGAACCCGGCCGGCCAGATCTTCGGACACGCGCGGTGTCAGCCCGTGACGGCCGGCGATCCCGGCGACCAGGTCGCCGATCGTGATCCGGTCGCGCCCCAGGGTGCGCGGCTCCTTCAGGCTGGCGGCAAAGGCGGCGGCGCTGGCGATGATCGTCATGCGGGCCGGCGGGCCGGCATGTTCCAGCCCGTCGACCTGAAACCGGCCCATCAGCTCGGGCCGGCCCAGCCCCAGCCAGAGGCTGAGGTCGACGCCGGTTCGCGGCCAGGCGATGCGGCTGTCGCGGTCGTCGAGCACGATCCGCAGCGTGTCGGCATGCATGCCGGCGGCATCGCTGACCGTCAGCGAGATCAGCCGGTCGGCGAGCAGCGGGGTGAGATCGGCATCCCCCGCCGTCAGACGGAAAATCGGGCGCATCAGTCCCAGAGCCTCACCCGTTCGCGCGCCACCGGAATGGTGCGTCCGGCCGTCGCTCGCGGCAGATCGGGCAGCAGCACGGCAAGGTTGGCAGGATAGACCGGGCCCTTCGCGGCCAGGCCCGGATTGGCGGCCAGCACCTCGGCCACCACGTCATGGCGGCCGTAATGCCGCCAGCAGATGCGGTCGAGCACATCGCCGTCGATGGTGCGGTAGAGCGTGGTCATGCGGCCTCCGAGGTGGGGTCGTCCTCGCCATAATAGGCGAGCGAAATCTGCAGATCGATCGCCCGGGCAAGGCCGCCCGGCCCGAAGACCCGGCCGGTCTCATCGATGCGGGTGATGACCCAGAAGCCCAGCACGCGGCCGTCGGACAGGGTGAAGAGCAGCGGCTGCCCTTCGGCTGCCATCGCACGCAGCTGCTCGATCTGGCCGGTCCCGCCGCGCCACCAGGGATGAAGGGTGGCCGGCAGGGTGATCTCGTCGGTGCCGGGGCCCACATATTGCAGGGCAGGGGCGCGGCCGATCCGGTCCTGTGCCGGCCACCGCCAGGCGGTTGCGCGGCGGAGTTCAGTATAGGCCACCGTGGACAGGCCGAAGCCGAACCGGCCGAGCCGGGCAAGCTGGGCCGGTACGATGCCGGCCGCCTCGGCGATGCCGCCGAGCGCCGCCGCCACCCCGGGCGGGACATAGATGGTCGCCGCCACCTGCGCGACGACGCCATCTGCCGCCGCCATCGCGCTCCGGACCCGGCCGTGAAGATCCAGCCGGCCGGCGGCCCGGCCCAGCATCGCCCCCAGATCCGATCCCGCCGCCATGCCGTCCGGCAGCCCGTCGCGTGCCACGCTTTCCAGCGCGGCCAGCATCGGGTCGGCAGCTCCGGGGGCAAGACCGTTCATCCAGCCGAGCATCACCCCGGCTGTGGCATCGGCCCGACCCTGGCCGCGCAGCATCACCTGGGCGGCGGCCCCGACCGCGTCGACCAGCGCCATGCCTTTCAGCCCCAGCCGCGGCGCTGCCGCCAGAAGCCGCGGCAGATCGGCCGCGAGTGCCCGCATCGCGACTGGCCGATCGCCGGTCCCGTCGTCGGCGGTGAGGGTGGATTGCAGCAGCCGGTCCCAGGCGGCGGCCATATCGCTGCCCGGGATCTTCGCCTGCTGCATCAGGCTCGCCGACACCGCAATCGTCTCGTCGAGCGCCACCCCGGCCGCGAGGGCCGCAAGCGCCGAGGGCCTGAGGGCCAGCAGGGCGCCGGACAGCGCCGTGCCGCGGCCGACAAGCCAGGTCAGCGCCCCGGTCAGGGCATCGGGGTCCTGACCGCTTTCCGCCTGGATGCGGAGGATGGCGGAAACGGTGTCGTCGAAGGCGCGACGCTGGGCCGCAGTGGCGCCGCCGCCGGGTTCCAGCAGATGGGGGGCAACGCCCACCAGGGCGGCGATGCGGCGCCGGATGCCCGGATCAGAGATCGTGGTCATAAAGCACTCCCCAGTCATTGTTCAGGACGCCCTGCCGGAATTCCGACGCGATGCGCTGGCCATCGGCGGGGCCGGTGACGTTGATCGTCACGTTCCAGGTGTGGCTGATGGCGGGTGGTGTATGGCCGGTGGCAGTCATGACCGGTTGAGGCGGCATCAGTTGTGGCAGGGGCGCCACCTGCTCTTCGGTCCCGTCCTGACGGATGATCCCACCGTCGAAGGAGGGCATGGGCAGAGAGACGACGTTGCCGTGCGAACCCGCCCGATCGGTGCTGGCCCCGCTCAAAAGCTCGTTGCCGGTTGCGACGATATCGTCCCAGAAGTAGACGATGAGGCCGGTTGCGGCCAGGGCTGCCAGAACCTGGGGTTTGGCGACGGTTGACATGACCACGGGGCCGATAAGAGGCATCAACCAGCGCATGATCCCGGCGCCGCTACCCAGTCGGGCGATCAGACCGCCAGCCGTCTTTGCCACCCCGCCGACCCGGCCCGCCACGCCGCCGACCGTTCCCGCCACCGTCGCAGTACCCGCGGCCAGGACCAGTGCCGAGGTCAGCCCGGGCATGGCCTCGATCAGCCGGTTGATGCCGTTCAGCAGGTCGGTCACCACGTCGGCGATGCGGGCAAGATCCGGTTCCATCGCAGTCAACAGGGTGGATACGCTGCCTTCCCAGGCGGCGGTCATGCGCTGGACGGAACCGCCAGCGCTTTCGCCCACACGCGCCGCCGCCGCTTCCAGCGATCCCGGCGGTGCGCCCTGTGCCACGCCGCCGCGCCCGGGCAGGCCGGCACCTGCGCTCAGCACGCTGGTGCGCAGCCGATCGTAATCTTCGCCGCCGGTCATCAGGCGAGCGGCTGTGCTGGCCGCCAGTTCATCGCCGAACAGCGCATCCAGATCCGGCAGATTGCCGCCGGTCGCGCGGCGGATGTCGTCGAGCACCCGGCGCAGCGGATCGGCGCCCGTTGCCTGTGCAGCCTGGACCGCGGCCCGGATATCGACGCCCAGCGCATCGGCACGTGTCGACACCGCCCGGCTTTTCAGCGCCTGCAGCAGGGCGGCCATGCCAGCGGTCGCTTCGGCACCGTCAGCGCCTGCGATCTGAAGGGCGGCGGCCAGGCTGGCGACGCCGCCGGTACCGGTCAGACCGATCCCGGCTGCCGTGCCGGCAAGGGCGGGCAGGGCAGGGACGGCGCTGCGGAAGTCGGTGACCCGGCCCGCCACGCCGGCACGGTTCAGCATCTCGAAGGCGATGCCGATCTCTGCCGGATCCAGTGCCATCTCGCGGGCGAGGCCGATGGCGCCGCCGGTCAGCGCCTCCACCCCGGCGCCGGTGGCCTGATCGGTCCGGGCGATCACCTGCACGGTTTCCAGCGCCCCGGCCGGGTCGGTGCGGTTACGCACCAGCACCTCGAAGGCGGCGGTGAGACGGGCTGCATCTCCGCCGGTCTGTGTCGCCGTCTCGTTCAGCGGCGCTATATAGCTCGTCAGGGTGTCGGGTGCGGTGCCGGTGATCGTGGCCAGCCTCTGCAGCCGGGTCGAGACCTCGATCGCGGGGCCCATTGCGTTCAGAATGCCCGAGGCAAAGCCGGTCACCCGCCCCAGATCGTCATAGGTCTGGCGAATGCCCTCGCCATAGCGCCGCACCGCCGCGGCGATCACCTCGGCGCGGTCGGCAGCTGCGGGCGCGCTGTTCTCTGCCATGGGATGTCTCCGGTCATCTGCGGGATGGCGTGGTGCCGCGCATCTGCGGCGTCAGAATCAGATGGGCACGGGCGATCGCCCGGCGGTGCCAGGCAATCGCCTCGTCCAGCGTCAGGGCGGACAGCTCGGATGGCTGCCAGCCGAAGATCAGCGCGAGGTCGGCTGCGAGGTCGTCGGGGTCGACCCGGAGCCGCTGCCGAAAAAACCCAGCAGACCCACGCAGAGCCGGGTGAAGTCGGCGGGATCGAGCCCATCGACCACGGCGGGGTCCAGCACCGGCGTCGAGGTGCGCGAGATCAGCTCGGCCACGGCGCCCACCTCCATCTGGTAGACGTCGAGCAGCTTCACGCCGCGCAGCTGGCCGATCCGCGGCCGGGTCAGCACGATCTGGTCGGTGGGCACGCCGTCGACGGTGACGGGCGTGTCGAGGCGGATGGTCACGGTGTCGGTCATGGCGGAAGATCCTGACGTGGAGAAAGGGGGGGGGGAGGGAAGGCGGGGCCGGCGATCTGCGGCCCCGCCTTCCGGTCCGGATCAGACGCCGAGCGCCGTGCGCAGATCGGACATCTGGTCGATACCGCCAATGCGGCGGACCATGTTGAGCGCGTCGATTTCCACCAGCTCCCGTCCGCCGATGGTCAGCCGGTAATAGCTGAGGGCCGCGGTGTAGGTGGTGGCGGCGCTTTCACCCGGCGTCCAGTCGCCGGGATCGACGGCCTTCCAGCGGCCGCGCATGTCGACCACGATGGTTTCGGCCTCGGTACCGTCCGAGGCCGCACCACGGGCGGTGATGCCGATCTCGGCGCCGAACAGGCCGAAATGCTCGATCATGGTCGCGGACAGCTCGGCCAGTTCGAAACTGGCTTCCAGCTTTTCGAGCCCCATGTCGATCTCGACCGGCAGATCCATGCCGCCGGCACGGAAATCTTCGGTCTTGACCGTCAGCTTGGGCAGGGTGAGCTTGGTCGCGCGGCCGAGATACCCCCGGCCGTCGACATAAAGCGCGCAGGCGCGCAGGATCTTGGGCAGCGTTGCCACGGAAAATCGCCTCTCTGTTCAGGGCGGATCGGGAAGGTGGAATGGCCGCCCGCCGCGCGGGAGCCGCCGCACGGCGGGGCAGGCTTTCCACTCAGACGGCGAGCGCTTCGGTCCAGTACTCGGCGTTGCGATGGGCGCGGAAGGTCAGGCGCTCCAGCGGTGCCGGCGGCTCGATGTCGAAATCGACATAGAGCTTGCCCGCCTGAAGGGTGGCCGGCGTGTTCAGGTCCGGGTCCAGCCAGGCCTTGCCGCCGACGATGGCGCCCAGCGCGATCAGCTCGCGCAGATAGGCGTTCACGCTGCCTTCGATATCGGCGAAGAGCTGGCGCGACAGCGGCCGGTCCATCGCCCAGAGCAGGGCGCGTTCGATGCTGTCATAGATCAGGTCCGCGGTACGGCGCACCGGCAGGAACTGCCAGAGCGGATCCTGCGCCGTGGTGCGGTTGCCCCACAGGCGGAAGCCGTTGTTGCGGATGATCGTGGCGATCTTCGCTTCGTTCAGCAGGTTGGATTCCGAATTCGAATCCGACAGCGCGAAATCGACCGGGCGCGAGATGCCGACGATGCCGGCGATCTCGTGATTGCTGGGCGACCACCAGAAGCCACGCTCGTTGTCGATCCGGGCGATCAGCCCGGCAACGCGGGCAGAGGCGGGCTCTGCCACGGCAGCATCGGTTTCCTGCGACCAGACCATGACCTTGGGGTCGACGACGAACAGGCGGTCGGAGCCGAGCGACTGGCCATAGGTCAGGGCGGCGGCCGTGGTGGTGGCCGGGCCGTCGGCGATCACCACCGCCCGCATCGACGGCGCGACCGACAGCAGGGCCGCGACCACCGGGTTGGCGGGTGTGCCGCCATCGGTGCCCTGATGGGTGAAGCCGGTGGCGATCAGGATGCGCGGCGAGGCGCCGAGTACGGCCTGTGCCGCCTTCAGCGCGTGCACGCCGGTGCCGTCGAGGCTGCTGCCGGCGACATTGCCCAGCGTGTCGGCCTCGTCGGTGCCTTCGGTGACGCGGATCACCGCGACCACGGCGCCGGCCTGGTCATAGATGCCGGCCAGTGCCTTGGGCAGGCTGCCGCTGTCGCCCAGGCCGGCGAGCTGGCGGCGATTGGTCACCAGCACGGGCGTGTCGAGCGGCCAGTCGGCGGCGACCGCGTCGGGTGCGGTGCCGATCAGGCCGATCACCGAGGAGCGGACGGTCTGGATCGGCCGGATGCCGTCGTCGACCTCAAGCACCTCGATGCCATGGAGGAAATCGGTGGCCATGGATCAGTATCCCCTGAGTGCGGTGCGCGCCGCGGTCACGGCGGCCTCGATCGCGGTGGCATCGTCCAGCAGGTCCAGACCCTGCTTGGCCGAGACGCGGATGGCCTCGATATTGGCGGCGGCAGCGATCCAGGCGGTGCGGGCGGCCAGGATCTCGTCGGCCAGCGCGGCCACGGTCATGGCGCGGGCCTGGGCCTCGGCCGTCAGCATCGGCCAGGCCGAGGCGTCGGCCGGCCGGCCGGCCGCGACGAAGGCCGCGGCGGCTTCCGCCTTCATCTGGTAAATGCCGTCCTGGCCGGCGAGCGGGCTGGCATGGCGGCCACGGGCGGCAACCGCAGCCGCGTCGATCGCGCGCCGGCCCTGTTCGCGGGCATCCTGAAGCGCGGCTGCGGCATAAACCCCGGCTGGCAGGCCCAGCATGGCCGCAGCATCGGCATCGGTCACGCCGGCATAGCGGCGCCCGTCATAGATGATATCCATAGGGGAAGCCTCAGAGTTCGGTGGAGGAGAGGACGTTGTAGACGCGGCCGGTTGCATCGGTCTTCAGACCGGCCATGAGGTCGCTATAGGTCAGGCCTTCGGGCAGGACGTTGTTCGATGCGCCGAAGATCGCCGGCTGCTGTGCGGCATTGAGCAGCACGCCCCGCCCGGCAGTGCTGCGGGTGATGGTGCTGCCGTAGATCTGCAGCCACATGCTGGCGGTGCCGGAGCTGCGGTTAACGAACGACGTCGTGCCGAGCGTGATGTCGCAGAACAGCACCCCGACCAGGGCCCCCATCATATCGATGCGGCGGACCAGGCCATCGGACGGCACCGTCTCCAGATCGGCGGGGGTCGCCGTTTCCAACGCGCAGTAGACGAAGGAGACCGATGCATCCTGAACATAGAAGCCATAGACTTCGTTCTCATCTGCGCTGAGCCGCTGACGGATGATCGGCCTGTTGCCGGTCGTCAGGTTGGCCTGAGAACGGAACTGGATCGTCTTCCTGCGCAGATAGATGTCCGCATCGATATCGTAAACATGCGGCGCAGCCGCCAGATAGATGATCCCGTGACCACCCACCGGCACGGCATCACAGGCGGCTTTAAGAGTGCGGAAGGGCTGGCTGCTGCTGGTCCCGGAATTGGTGTCGGCACCGGTTGCGGCATTCAGATAGTAGGTCTTCGAATTGTTCGGGATCGCGTTCAGCGCATTGGCGACCGACTGGTCGATCGTCTGCGCCTTGGTGCGATAGGTCTCGTAGAGCGAGTCGACTTTGCCCGTCAGGGCGGCGATCTCGGTTTCGAGGGCGGTGAAGGCCATCGATCAGGCTCCTTCGGCAAAGCGGGCCATTGCCTCGATATAGGCAGGCGACCCTTCGTGGTAGACGGGGTGGACGGGGTAGCGGGTGCGGATCAGGGTGGTGCCGCCACCGTCCTTCGACACAGGTGGCAGGAAGACCCGGACACCGCTGGCACGGACCGCGCGGGTGGTACCGTCGGCATCCAGGGCGAAGCGTGCGCCGGCGCTGGTGTCGGCGTCGTCGCCCGCGGTTTCGCCCTGGAACAGGCTATCGGGCGTGAACCAGTTGACGCTGGCGGCACGATAGCCGTTGTAGGGGGAAGCCTCGGTGCCGGCACCGGTGATGGTGGTCTGTTCGGGGATGCCGTAGGGGTTCCAGCTCTCCAGCGGCGTGCGCAGGATCAACTCCAGCGGGATCGCCCAGCTCGCCCGATAGGTGCGGCCGTCGCGCTCGAAGCCCGAGACGCGTTCCTGCGTGGTCAGGGCGGCCCAGAGGGTGGGATCGTTGAAGCCGCGGTGGAAACCGGTGCGCCCTGACGCATCCGGCACGCTCAGGCTGGCACGCCGGCTGTAATAGGCGGCGTTCAGCGTGGTGCCGGCGCTCCAGCCGGTGATCTGCTTCCACTCACTGTCTTCGAAATACTCTTCCAGCAGGCTGGCGCCGGCACCATCGAGCCCCGGAATCTTCTCCATCCAGGTGTCGGGGGTCTTCAGCGCGAAACGGGCATAGCGGCTTCCCTCCACATCCGCCGGCACTTCGCTGCGCATCCGGGTCGGCACATCGTCGACGAAGGCGACCATGTCCGAAATCTTGTGATCCTTCAGCGTCGAGACGGTGCGGGTCAGGATGCGGTAGCGCAGCACAGCGATCTGAGGCCGGCCGCGGATCGACCGCACGGCCACCGGCACGAACGGGTTGTTCTCGGCCCGCAGCTTGGCACCGGTGGTGTCGATCATCTGGATGGTGTTCAGCAGCCCCGCCGCCGAGGTATCGTCGGCCTGGTGACGCGGGGAATAGAACGAGTCCGCCACGCCGCCACTCTCGGGCAGCACCTCCCACCAGACCTCGGCATAGGCCAGGTCCCAGCGGAAATGCTGGGCGTCGGCATCGGCGATGCTGCCATCGGTCACCTTGTGCAGCAGGTTGCGCATCTTGGTGATCTGTTCGGCAGGCGTACCCGTCACCGACGCCGGCACCGTCACCGGATCCTGGCGACGCACCGCCAGATAGCCGCTGCCTTTCGCAGCCGGCGTGTTGTCGACATAGTCGTTATGGCGGGTGCGCAGGTACCAGCCGTTGACCACCATGCCGAGTTCCGCGAGGCCCATCACGCCCGCCAGATTGGCGTGATCATGGGCGTTCAGCGCCGCATAGCCGATCGTGGTCGGCCGGTACCAGGGCTCTTCGCCGCGGCTGCGGATGTTGTACTGGCGGGTGACGATGATGCCGGACTGGCCGTTGGCGCGCAGCACTTCGGCCTGCGATTCGGCGGCCGATGCGGCCGAGAGCGCCAGGCTCGCCGCCAGTCGTTCGGTCGATGCGACCCGCTCGCCGACCTGCCGCTCCAGCAGCAGACGGTACTGTTCGGTTTCCTGGCCGATAAGGCGCAGCTGCTCCTTGATGTCGCGGATCTCGGCATCCCGCTCCAGCCCCCGCCGGCCCTCGTCGGTGAAGGCGGCGCTGAGTGCCGTGGCGGCGGTGGCGCTTTCGGCGATCGCCGGCTCGATGGCAAGGTCCAGCGGCTGGCCCTGATCGACGATCTCGATCGCGCCCAGTGGCACGTCGGTGACCGTCAGCGTCAGGCCGAGCAGGAAGCGCACCGGCGCGGTCTTGTAGCCGAGCGCGCCGGAACTCATCGACCAGAGCCAGACCAGCGTGCCGTCTTCGGCGAAGAAGCCGACCTCGCGGATCCAGTATTCGCCGTCGTCGACGATCGCCGCAGACAGCGCCAGCTGGTGATTCTGCGGGTCGACCTCGGCATGGGCGATCTCGACCCGCGCTTTTTCAGAGGTGAGGGCGGTGGCGGATGCAAGCGGCGTGTAGCCGGCATCGCCCACCGCGACATGGGTGATCTTCAGTTTCAGACCGGCCGTGTCGGCGTCGAGAATCGCCTGCTGGCCGGCGGTCGTGGTAACGACCTGGAGATTGGTGGTCATGAACGTCCTCTCGTCAGGATGCGGCCGCCATGGCGGTGGCAAGCACCACCGGGCGCCGGAGGATCGCGGCGGGATACAGGTGCAGGTCGACCTGTGCTTCGATGTCGGCCAAGGGGACCTCCGATCGGGTGTGGGCCAGGGCTGCCGGGCGGGTGAGGGCGGCACCGATCCGATGCACCGGCCCCGCCGCGGCAGAGAGATGGCGGAAGGGCACGGCGGCCGTTCCGTGGGTGAGGCTTGCCGGCCGTGTGAGCCGGGCGGCGACCGCCTGGCCGACCCGCACCGATCCCCGGGGCTCCGGGGTGGCGGACAGGTCGTGCGACACCAGCGTCGAGCGGCGCATGGCGCCGCCGATTTGCGGTCCGGCGCCGAAATCGGCGCCGATGCGCAGGTCGAAATGCACCCGGGCCGGTGCCGTGCGTTGCAGGATTTCGGTCAGATCGCGCGCCAGATCGTCTATCGTCCAGTCGGGGCCGCGATCGGCGTAGTCGTTGGCATAGGCATCGACCAGCACCGTGTAGGGCGCCCCCTCTACTCCCGGATCGAACCATTCTCTGAGCGAGATCCGGGTCTTGAGGGCGCTGAGCGCGGTGTGGACGGCGGCCGGGGTGCCGCGGGTGGCGCGGGTCTTCAGCATGCTGCGGATGACGTTGCGCTTGACCTCGGCCGGCCAGCCCGGGCGCCAGTAATCGACCCCCACCGCCCAGGCGAGCCACGGCAGCCGGTCCTCGGGGCAGGCATCCACATCCCAAAGCGGCTCGATCGGCACCGGCACATCGCCGATGCGGGCGAAACCCTCGTCCAGCCGCCGCTCCAGGCGGGTGGCGTTGGGCGGCATCAGGCCCTTGAAGCCGTCACTCATCGCCCACCGTCCCGCCATCGGCCGGATCGGTGTCCAGCGTCACCTCGATCGCCTCGCACCAGGCGGCCTCGTGGGCCTCGGGCAGCAGATCGCCTGCCGGTTCCAGCAGGCGGACCCGTTCCACCCCGCCCTGATGCAGGGCCTGCATCAGGCCCGAAATCGCGACCGGCGTACCCAGCATCCGGCGGGCCTCGACATAGCGGGCGACCGATGCGGTGCCGTCGGCCATGATCACCTCGGCATCGGGCAGGCTGGTGATGGTCAGCTTTGCCACCACCCGGTAGGGCAGAATGCTTGCGGCGGCGACGCTCACCCGGTCGGTCAGCGGCCGGACGGTCCGGTCGTTGGCGGCGTCGAGCACGGCATCGAGCAGGGCGGTCAGCCGTGCCTGATCTTCAGGCGTGCCCGACGGTCGCCATTCCGGCAGCACGGTCACCACCACATCTCCGGGTGCCGGAGAGGTCGCGATCGCATCGCGGATATCGACCGACACATCCAGTGCCCGGGCACGATAGGCCGCGGCGGGGCCGGCCACCGACCAGCCGTCGGGCGTGGTCAGCACGCGGCTGCGCAGGCGGTCGTCGGTTTCATCGGCAATCCGCGACACGCCGTAAAGCGCCGCCAGATGATCCAGATCGGTGCCGGTCGCATAGGCCAGCATCACGCTCTGTGCTGCATCGTTCACCCGCTGGCGCAGCAGAAGCTCGCGATAGGCCACCACCTCCACCAGCTTGCGCAGAGGCTCGCTTTCCAGCTGCAAGGCGCCCTCCAGCGAGGGGCTTTTTTCCACGAGGTCGGCGATGATCTCGTCGCGGATGGCCTCGGCGGTCAGGGTTTCCACCACATCCGGCCGGGGCAGGCGCGACAGGTTGAGCGGCGCGTCGGTCACAGGATCAGTCCTTCAAGAACCAGGGGGCGGCCGTCGGGGCGGTAGACGGCGTCGATGGCGATCTCCAGCCGGCCGGTGGCAGCGTCGGCCGCGACCAGCCGGACCCGGTCGATCCGGATCCGCGGCTCCCAGCGCGCCAGCGCATCGGCGGTTTCTGCCGCCACATCAGCGGCGAGCGCCGCACCCAGCGGCCGGTCGATCAGCGCCGGCAGGTCGGATCCGTAATCCCGCACCAGCACGCGGCTGCCCTTGGGTGTGGTCAGGATGTCGCGGATCGACTGGCGGACATGGTCCAGCCCGCCGAGTGGCCGGCCGGTGGCGCGCGAACTGCCACCGATGCCGCCGTCGGCGACGGCGGTCGCGAATGTGGTCAGGGTCATGGCGGTCAGTCTCCGATCAGGATCCGGGCCTCGCCCTCGGCAACCCGGCTGCCGCACGAGACCGGATCGTCGATCCGGCCGATCGCGCGGCCGCCGACCGTCAGACGCGGCGCACCGGCTGCAAGCACGCCGCCATGGGTTTCGGGAATGGCGGGGCAGGTATGGGCGGCGAAGGCATGGCCGACCAGGACGACCGGCCGGCCGCCCACGGTCAGCCGCGTCTCGCCTTCGATCGACGGGCGGCCCGGCCAGCAGCCATGGCCGGTGCAGGCATCGCCTTTCAGCGTCACGGGCGGCATGGGGTCAGCCTCCTTCCAGAAGCCGGATCGCCTGGGCGTCGACATGAATGGTGCCGCCGGCCCGGATCACCAGATCCCCGGGAAGGTCGATCACCACCCGTTTCGCCGCCCGGTCGACCGTGACACTCGACCCGTCGCCATGGACGGTGCGGTGGATATCGGCCGAGGCTGCCGGTGCCGGTGCGCCGGTCGAATAAAGCGCGGGCAGGATCACCCCCAGCCCCGGCTCGCCTTCAGGACAGAGCAGCACCACGGCCTCGCCGGGTTCCGGTGCCCACCAGCTGCGATCACCGCCGGCGCGGGTGGTGATCCAGGGCAGCCAGGCGGTCAAAAGCTCACCCGACCGGACGCGGGCGCGGGCATTGGCGGGGTCGGTCTCGGCGATCACCCCGCGGCGGAGCAGGTTGACGAGCCGGCGTTCCAGCTCGCTCACTCGGAAAGCGAGATCCGGGCTCATGGCTGGCCTCCGCCTGCATCCGGATCGTCCAGGCCGGTCACCGGCACGTAGTCCGCGACGTGATCGGGGCCGATCCGCGGAGCGAAGCCCGCCAGAATCTCCGTCGGCAATGGGTCGACCGGCTCGGCCGGTGCCTCGCCCAGCACCACCTCCTGCAGCCATTCGACCCGCCAGAGGCAGATGGCTGGATCCGCAGCCGGGGGCGTGTACAGACCGGCGGCAACGTCATGCGGGGCACCGGGTGCCGGCTCGTCGTCTTCCGCAACACCGGCCGGATCGGCCAGCGGGGCGGCGAGCGGCAGGCGGCCCGTGACCGCTTCGACCAGATCCAGCGCAGCCCGATCGCGATCGCCGGCGTCGTCATGCCGGGTGGCGATCCAGGCGGCCAGAGCCGCAGCATGGAGATGACGGCCGTCATCCATCATCCGGCCGCGGCCGAGGCCGGTGACGATCACCGTCACCAGTGCCTCGGTGCCGGCCGGCTCCGCGCCGATCAGCGCGGCTGCGACCGCGGCATCCACGGCACCGGGATGGGACCGGCAGACGGCAGCCTCGGGGAGCCAGGCGGCGATCAGCCCGGTCATCCGGTCGCGCAGCATCTGAAGACGTCGGGTGGACATGTGGGGCCGTTCCTCGTCGAAGGAGCCGGGACACCGGTCTTCCGGTGCCCCGCTTTGCCCGGCGGACCGGCCGGATACGCGGCCGGCCTGCCGGGGTGACGAGGGGGATGATGGCCCGGAACCGGCGCCGGGCATGCGCTGTACCGGTTCAGGTGAAATGCGACCGCATGGCGCTGCCGGTGATCAGGCCCCGGCGCGCCGTGCGGCCCGAACGGCCGCCCGGCAGGCATAGACCCAGCGTTCGGTCACGCCGAAGCGGCGCGCCACCGCATGCGCCGGGCCTGCGGCGTCGCCGATCAGGCGGCGGCGATCGGCCCGGTTTGTCGGGTGGCGCGGCAGGGTCAGATGGCCGGGACCGAAGGCGTCGCAGAACCGGGTCGCGGCCTCGGGCCCGATCAGGGCCGACAGCCAGTGGCCCCCGGTCCAGGCGCCCGGCGGACGGAATGTAGCGGCGGGTGCCGCCAT